GACACTACATACGGCGATGACACATTTGCTCGTCAACTGTATGAAATGGAACAAAGAAAAAAAATGCAGGAAATTTTAGATTCTTTAGAGCCAGGCGAAGGCCTAGCACACGGCGGCGCGGTGCGCCCGCGTGGCTACAACATGGGCGGTGCGGTGATGCCACAACCACAAAAACCACAAGGTATTGCTACAATGATGACCGATCCTAGAACAAACATGGGCAACATGCCTAACCAACAACAGCAACAACTTTCTGCTTTGCAAACTACAGCAAATGCAGCAAACTTAAATGCTAATAACTTACAAAAATCAATGCAAGCACAACAGCAACAAGCGATGCGAGGTAATGTAACAACACCAATATCTCAGGTGCGCATTCCATCAACCAAACGCCGTCAATTTGAGGACACATTGTTGAACTCTAGACGTCGTGGACAAAAAGCTGGTCAAATGGCGCAAAGGCGTGCTAGTATTCCAGCAACAATATTTGGATAATAAAATGGCAACACAAGCAGACATTAGAGATTTCATTGCAATGGTAACGGGTGGCTTTATGCCTCTTCGAGATTTAATTGTTAAAGGTCAAGAAATGGGACTTAATGTACAAGACACTGTTGAGATAGTAGCCAACCTACAACCAAACTTAGTACCAAGCAACATTATGGCAAGCATGAATGCGCCTGCTATGGTTGATAATCCTTACACAGCACCACGAATTGGTTTTGAAGAGGCTACACAATTGTTTGATGTTCCAACTTTACAAGCACCATTACAAACAGATCTTGGACCAGAGTTTGGTTTTCAAGCGGTGCCACAAATGAATCCACCGACTGAACCAATTGACGTGGATACGGATGAAATGATGCCTAATCCTATAACATATACTTATGACTTACCTAAAATAGGTCAGTCTTCAAGCGGATTACCAGGTAACACAAACATGAAAGCAACAAATCAAACAGGAGTAGGCTCAATGAGCATGTCTGATATTATTAATAATAATATACAAGCATCACAAGCAGAAGTAGGAAATATGACACAACCAAGTCTTGATCAACCAGTGATAGAAAATCAAAATTCGAGGCCACCTCGAGTAATAGATATTGAGCCACAAGTTCGAAAACAACCAACACCAAGACCACCAACACCTGTTAATTTTTCTTACGGTGATACACAAACAGGAATGATGGATGCAGCCGCTACGTTGAGAAGTCCATTTACAAGTAATATGGATAGACAGGCAGCGCAAGACTATATGAGCGGTATTGTTTCTAATATTAGGCTGCCATTTTAAGAGAGGAAAACAATGAAAAATATTATTGCTATATTTGTTGCCAGTGTATTTTGTATTTCATGTTCTACTAGTAATATTTCAATTAATGCAAATATTCCAGAATCACAAGAAGTTGATATACATATTCAGACAAAAAATAAAACAACAAACTAGGAGACAGTTATGGAACAATTAAAAACAATTATTAACTATGTAAAAGATCATAGTTGGAACTATATTGACGCTGCATTAGGTGCCGTCATTGGTCTACTTTTGTTTATAATCATTATAAACTAAGAATTAATCATGTTATCACTTTTAGGTTCCGTCCTCGGATTTGGAACAAGCTTTTTACCTTCTATTTTAGGGTTCTTTGAAAAAGGACAGTCTAACAAACATGAATTAAAAATGTTGGAAGCAAAAGCTAAGTATGCTGACACCTTGAGCAAACTTAAAGTTCAAGAGTTAGATGCAGAGGCAGACATAGAAGAAACACGTTCAATATACGAACATGCTTCTGAGATTGCAAAAAACAATAAATCTCCTTTTATATCTGCTATTCAGGCATCGGTTCGTCCTGTTATTACATATTTCTTCTTTGCTCTTTTTGCTACAATAAAAGGGCTTGGAGTTTATGTTGCCGTCCAAGATGGATCTGATGTAAGTGAAGCTATATTAAATAGCTGGGACCAGGAAACGGCAATTTTATTTTCGACCGTCATTTCTTTCTGGTTCGGTGGACGGGCAATGAAAAGTATAAGAGGGAGTAAATAATGGTAAAAGAAAAAAAGAAAGCTACAAAGAAAACAACTAAGAAGTCTCCGCTTAAAAAAAGAGCGCGTAAGGCTAACGGAACGTATATTGCCGATGATCCAGGGACACCGGAGAATGAAGCATATGTACAACCACCAGTTTCTAATAACAAAAAATATCTTGGCATACTTATAGGTCTAGTATTATTAGCGTTATTGTTTCTTAGTCAAGGTTAGGAGTGATGTCTCAATTCGATTGGGATAAATTAGCAGACGGGCTTTCTGGAGAGGAGGCCCGTTATGCTTTAAAGCTTAAAAAACGTCTTGGTGGTTTAGAAACACAAAAGAAAAGACAAGATGAGTTTATGCCTTTTGTTAAACATATGTGGCCAGACTTTATAGAAGGCGAACATCATAAAATATTTGCAAAACAACTAGAAGCTGTCGCACATGGTAAGTCTAAAAGGCTTATTGTTAATATGCCACCTCGTCATACAAAGTCTGAATTTGCGAGTGTTTATTTTCCAGCGTGGATGATGGGACGTAATCCTAAGTTAAAAATAATTCAAGCAACACACACAACAGAACTTGCGACAGGGTTTGGTCGTAAATGTAAAGCTGTTGTTAATAGCCCGCCCTTTCAAGAATCTTTTCCTGAAGTTAAGATATCACCAGAAAGTCAAGCTGCTGGTCGTTGGAATACGGTCGATGGTGGGGAGTATTTCGCCGCCGGCGTCGGCGCGGCGATAACAGGACGTGGTGCGGACTTGTTAATTATTGATGATCCACACTCTGAGCAAGATGCTTTGTCATCAACATCCTTCGAAGCATGTTATGAATGGTACACCTCTGGTCCAAGACAAAGATTACAGCCAGGTGGGTCTATTGTTATTGTTATGACACGCTGGTCTACAAAAGATTTAACAGCTGAAGTTCTAAAAATGCAGTCACGAAAAGGTGCGGATCAATGGGAAGTTATAGAATTTCCTGCTATATTTGAAGATGATAGTGTTCTTTGGCCTGGTTTCTGGTCCCGTGATGAATTAGAAGGTGTTAAGTCTTCTTTGCCTGTTGCTAAATGGTCTGCACAGTGGTTACAAAAACCAACCAGTGACGCAGCGTCAATCTTAAAAAGAGAATGGTGGAAGAAATGGGAAGATGATGATCCTCCGAGATGTGAGTATGTACTGCAATCCTATGATACAGCGTTCCTTAAATCAGAAAGAGCTGACTATAGTGCTATAACAACATGGGGTATTTTTTATCCTGATGAGGATACAGGACCTAATATTATTTTACTTAACAGTGAAAAAGGACGATGGGAGTTTCCAACCCTTAAACGTAAGGCTCAAGACCATTATAATGATTACGAACCTGATATGGTTCTTGTCGAAGCTAAAGCTTCTGGATTACCTTTATCACAGGAGTTGAGAAATATGGGAATACCTGTTATTAATTTTAGTCCAGGGGGTCGTCGCTCCGGTCAAGACAAAATAGCAAGAGCAAATGCTTCTGCGCCTATGTTTGAGGCTGGTTTAGTATGGTGTCCTGACACAGAATGGGCTGAGGAAGTTGTCGAAGAATGCGCATCATTTCCTAATGGTGACAATGATGACTTGGTAGATTCAACAACTCAGGCTATACTGCGTTTTAGAGAAGGTGGTCTTGTTCGGCATCCTGAAGATTATGAGGATGAAGAATCCAGTCCCCGTCAATTTGAATATTATTAAAGGAGAAAAAAATGCCAAGAGTTGGAAAAAAACATTTTTCATATGATGACGCAGGTTATGCAGCAGCACAAGCCGAAGCCGATCGTACTGGAAAGTCTATGATTACAGGATATGCTAGAGGCGGTTCTGTAGATGATTTGTTAGAAGAAGGTGCAAGAACAGTATCCGATGCTGACAGAAGAAAATTAGCAAGAGATTATGAAAAAAATTCTCGTGCTGCTAACAGAGATTTTGAATATGACAGAGCAAGTTACGAGTTAGATCAAAATGCTGGAAGAACTATGTCTGATAGAGATCGAATTGCTAAAGCTAAAAAAATGTTAGGCGAAAGCGGAAGAACAATGTCCAATAGTGATCGAATGGTTAAAGGTTTTTCTGAGGGCGGAGAAGTTTTTGCTGAATCTAAAACAGTTAAAGTACCTAAAGGCAACGGCGCAGGCACTATGAGAGGCATGGGCGCAGCTACTAGAGGTGGTAAATTTTCTGGAACATTCTAGAAAATGGACATCACAGACTTTTTAGATTATAAAGTAGTAACATTAGAAGAAGCAGTATCAAGAGCTATTTGTTTTGGTAATGCGGATCATAAGTGTGCTTGTAAAAGTCCGATAAGCTGTGATTATCATGAGAATTTTAGGATGTCAGCTTTATCGGCTATTGTAGTTATTATGGCTGCTGATGTACTTGAAATACCAAAGTCGGAGATTAATTAATGGCAAGTGTTGAAAATCCTTTTGGACCAGGGGGTCCTGAAGAAAATCCATTAGAACTTGAACAACCTTTATCCAACGGAGAGGTTCCTGCTGAAATCGTAGAAATGATTGAAGCTGGTGGTTTAATGGATCAAGAAGGTAATATTGAGTTTGGAGCCATTGAAGAAACAGAAGAAATTAATCTCGTTCCATTTGACGGTAATTTAGCGGAATATATGGAAGACACAGAATTGATGAATATCTCCAACGATCTTCTTGGCGGAATAGAGGAAGATAAATCATCAAGAAAAGGATGGGAAGAAACATACGAAAAAGGAGTTAAACTTCTTGGCTCTCTAGATCCAGAAAGGTCTGAGCCTTTCCAGGGTGCTTCAAGTGTTATTCATCCTATGCTTGCGGAAAGCGCAACTAAATTCCAAGCAATGGCTTACAAAGAATTATTACCAGCCGGTGGTCCTGTAAAAACTATGGTGTTAGGAGATCCTACCCCAGAAGTTCAAGCCCAAGCTGATCGTGTTCAAGAATTTATGAATTATGAAATTACGTGCGAAATGGAAGAGTATGATCCTGAATTAGATCAACTTCTCTACTACCTTCCTTTAAGTGGGTCAGCCTTTAAAAAAGTTTATTATGATTCTAATATGGGAAGACCTTGTGCAAGATTTGTACATGCTGAAAAATTAATTGTTCCTTACAACACTACCGACCTTTTATCAGCGCAACGTATTACTCAACAACTTACTATGGGCGGAAACGATATTCGTAAAATGCAACTAGCTGGTGTTTACAGAGATGTAGATCTTTCTGGTGGCGGAGGATATGTTAATACAAGCAGTGTAGAAGAAGAGATTGCTAGACAGGAAGGTATAGAAAAAGTAGCTACAGATGACGACGTTTATGAGCTTTATGAAGTTCACGCTTTACTAGACCTAGAAGGTTTTGAACACACAAACGAAGCGAAAGAGCCAACAGGAATTAAACTTCCTTATATTATTACTTTAGATGCAATGAATGGCACAATTTTATCTATTACGCGTAACTACGCGGAAGGGGATCAGACTCATAAACCTAAGCAATATTTTGTTCATTATAAATTTCTCCCCGGTTTAGGCTTTTATGGGTTTGGTCTTCCGCATATTATTGGAGGCGTATCATCTTCTGCTACGTCTATCTTACGTCAACTTATTGACGCTGGTACACTTGCTAATTTACCCGCCGGCTTTAAAGCTAGAGGAATACGAATCAGAGATGATGACGTTCCATTACAACCTGGTGAGTTTAGAGATGTAGATGCCCCAGGTGGATCATTACAAAACTCTCTTATTCCATTACCATTTAAAGAACCTTCTGGAACTTTATTTAATCTTTTAAGATTATTAGAAGAAAGTGGT